AGACGGAACTTACCTTTGTCAATGGTTCATATTAAGTTGTTGAAGTATTAATTTGTTTTTGTGATGAAAACTATTTTATTTTGTTATTCTTCACGATAAAGCTACTAAATAAATGAACTGTAAGTCTATATTAGAGAAACAATATGGTCAATTGCTATTGATCGGATATGAACAAGGTGGTAAGTATAGACATCTTGGAACAGCTTTTTTAATATCTTCTGCTGGTGACATTGTTACAGCAGGACACGTCTTTGAAAAATATCATATAGGAGAAATCCCATTAAGTAAATATTATTGTGCGTTTCCTGATGAAAAATCTGAGCTAATCGCTATACAAAGTGTATATGTAGAATATAAACAGCGTAATAACCAAAAAGATAATGTTTTTAAAGATTTAGCATTTGCAAAGATTAATCTGCTTACAGATATTTTTTTTGAATTCGAAACACATAGACCCAAAATAGGAGAAAGAGTTGTTATGGAAGGTCTAGTTAATGAAAAGAAAGTAAACGGAGAAGTTGGAGATGATATAACTTTCCGAAAAAATGAGACTAATGATTATGTGGATTTTGAGAAGGTTAAGTCGTATTCAATCCCTGTGACTATTGTTGATAGATATTTAAACGATGTGGATGAGACAGCACATACTCAATCTTTTTTTAATAATTGTTTTACTGTTGATAGAGGTTTAGAAAAGGGAGCTAGTGGATGTCCTATATTAAATGATAAAAGAAAGGTTATTGGCATATTATTTGGTGGAAGAAACGGAAAGAAGTTTATTCTTCATGCTGGATATATAAAGAAAAAATTACATAAATATTTGCTAGAGAAACAGAAATAATCTATTGTAAATGAAATAAAGTGAAACTATAAATAGCGATTAGAAGATTTTAAGTGCTTCTAATCGCTATTTATTTATATCAATTCAGACAGACAGTTATTTACTTTTTGCATATCCTTGAAAATATTCTGATCCAGTACCCGTGCATAGTGTTTTGTTACGCTTGTATCTGCATGACCTAACATTTTAGCAACATTTTCCATACTCACGCCATTTGCTAGGCAAATACTTGTGGCATACGAGTGCCGGGCTGAATGTGTGCACAGATTTTTCTGTAACCCGCATACATCGGCAATTTCTTTCAAGTAACTGTTCATACGCTGATTGCTCAGTACTGGCAATAGTTTTCCGGTACATTCTGCCACATTTTTATACTTTTCCAGTATAGAAGCTGCCACAGGTAGCACAGGAATGTTACACATGATTTTTGTCTTTTGGCGATTTTTCCTTATCCAAAGTTCTCCTTTGTTGTCTTTTACCAAGTGTTCAGGTGATAAATCTTTCACATCGCTGAATGCCAAACCTGTGAACAGATAGAAAACTATCAATGCAACCAAGAGAGGAATACGGCAAACAAACGTCAATTCGTTGTAATACAGCGAAATCGCGTTGGTTTGCATAATTGGGGAAACTGCAAAGACAGGTGGAATAATGAACCTGTTCAGCTACCAAGTCATTACCTGTTTTCATTTCATTTAGATGCAATCAATCAGCGGTTAAGCAGTCAGAAAGAAGGAGTTTTTATCCGAGAATATCCCTTTATCCGACAGATTTAGCCCGTCCGGTTTTGATTGCATCGTTCTGCCTGATTCTCATACCGTTCAACAGGTGAAGTATGAGTAATATTGCAATCAAAAAAAAAGTAACGCATGAAAACAGAAATGAAAGTGCTGCTCTACATCAAGCGCAGCGGACAGGACAAGGACGGCTTTTCTCCACTCATGGGAAGAATATCCGTCAAGGGAAAGGTCAATTCCATCGCACAATTCGCGTGCAAGTTCAAAATCGATGTGAGGTTGTGGAACGCCACAGCCCAACGCTGTACGGGCAAAAGCAAGGCGGCTACAATGGCAAACAGGGAGATAGAACGGGTACTGCTGTTATTACAGAAACGGTTCAATGAACTTTCCGACATCCAAGATGTCGTGAAGGCAGAGGAAGTCAGAAACGTGTTCCAAGGTCTGGCAGAAACACAGGACACCATCATGAAACTTTATGCAGAGCATAACAGTGACTATGCCTTGCGGGTGGGAGTGAACAGGGCGGTAAACACATTTTACCAGTACCGGAACACTTACCGGATACTCGGTGCGTTCCTGAAAGAGAAATACCATGTGTCGGATATGCCCGTCAAACAGTTGGATGAAAATTTTATCGAAGCGTTTGATATGTATATGCGCACGGTACGGCATTTCATGCCCAGAACCATACTCGGACATATCAACCGTCTGAAAAGCGTGATGATGCTTGCCGTGTTCCGTGGCATCGTCCCTTTCAGCCCGTTCAAGGGCTATGCCCCACAGAAACCTGTCTTCAAACAGATGTACCTGACGGAAGACGAACTTTACAAATTTGCAAATATGACCTATGACACTCCCAACCGCAATTTCACGAGGGACATGTTCCTGTTCTCGTGCTGGACGGGTATCTGCTACTGCGACATGAGAAGCCTGACAGCCACCAATCTGGTGAAGGCGGAGGACGGCAGCATGTGGATTCATACGGAAAGGCAAAAGACAGGCACACCCGAATGTGTGCGTCTGATGGAGATACCGTTGAGCATCATCGAAAAGTACAAGGGCATGGACAGCAACGGAAAACTCCTTCCGATGCTTACCAAAGAGAGTATGAACAGGCATCTGAAAAAGATGTCCGTGATGTGCGGCATCAACCGTCCGATCTCATTTCATCAGGCGAGGCATACCTTTGGAAGCATTATTTGTCTGTCACAAGGAATGCCGATAGAAACTGTCAGCAAAATCATGGGACATCGGCATATCACCACCACGCAGCGATACGCAAAAGTCACCCAGGACAAGATAGACAGGGACGTGGATTGCCTGAAGGATGTCATCGGGGGCAAGTTCTCCTTGTCGGGCATCGACACCGCCCCTTCGCCGATTCTGAAAGACTACAGCCGCAGGAAAGTCAATCCGAGCGTGAAACAACGGGAGTACATAACTAAAATGATGGAGGGATAAGCCATGCGAAGCACATTCAAACTGTTGTTCTACATCAACCGCCAAAAAGTAAAGAAAAACGGTAGATGCCCTATTATGGGGCGTGTCACCCTTGACGGGAAGATAAGCCAGTATTCCACCGGATTGGAAATAGAGCCTGACTTATGGGATGCAAAGGAGGGAAAGGCATTTATTGACGGACGCAAGACCGGAAACATCACCAGCGAAAAAAGAAATGAGTTGAACAGGCTGAACTCATTGCTGGAGGCGTTGGAGGGAAAAGCGAAATCCGCCTACAGGAAGAACGTGGACTCTTATGGTTTCGTTTCATCCGAAATCATCAAGAACGCCGTCACTGGAAAATCCGATGTCAAAGAGACATTGCTGTCCCTGTTTGACGAGCACAACGAAGAATACGCCAGACGTGTGGGCATTGACCGGACAAGGCATACCTATGTCCGCTATCTGACCACGCGTAAGCATATATACAATTTTCTGAGATACAAGTATGGTTTGGAGGATATTCCGCTTCGTTCGCTGACGATGAAGTTCATGACCGACCTCACATTCTATTTCTCTACCGTACTGCGGTTAAAAGTGTCCGCCTACAATGACTATCTTATCCTGCTGCACAAGATGACACGGCTGGCGTTGAAGAAGCATATACTGAAACGTGACCCTTTCGCTGGGCATAAGGTAGAGAAAGTGCCTGTAAACCATCGCCATTTGGACAGGGAACAGTTTGAAAAACTGCTCAATGCCCGACTGCCCACCTACCGCCTGTGCCACACACGCGACCTGTTTGTCTTTTCGGTATTTACGGGCATCGGAAGGGCAGACTTGGCGAACCTGACGGAAGACAACATCATCACGAAGGAAGACGGATCCAAATGGATTCACATCGCACGGCAGAAGACCAAGGCGGAGTGCCATATCAAACTTCTTGACATTCCTCTCCGCATCATCGAGAAATACAAGGGTGAAGGCAAGGACGGAAAATTGTTCTTCGTTCCACAGACCAGCAGCTTGTGCCGCAGCCTTAAAATCATAGCCGAACAGTGTGATTTAGGATGCCATTTAACATTCTATCAGGCCCGGCACAGTTTCGCGACCCTTATCTGCCTGAGCAACGGGGTTCCGATAGAAACCATCAGCAAGATGATGGGGCATTACTCCATACGGACTACCCAGATATACGCCGGTGCGCCCAGAATGGTCGCTTAATAAATACTTCTTTAGCAAGAAGTTAGGATTGGGTTCGATATAATCCTATCGTCAATCAGTTTATCCAAAGGGGAAACCCGATGGGGAGTGTAGCATACTGATTAAAGCTCCAAGTCCA